TTGCAGGCGTTGGAATCAACTGGTGAAAACAATGGATACCACGGAGTAACTCAATACTTTGACGAAACAATGGTTGACCAAGCCATCACCGCTATTAAAGCCGCACTAGAAGCGAAGGATGAGCCTGTGGCGTGGTGGATACCAAAGCATAAAGCCCCCGACATGGTTAGCAAGGTGCGATGGAGTGATGAATGTGAGCCTCTCTACACCACCCCACCACAACGCAAGCCGCTGACGGATGAGGAGATTGCAGAAGCGGTAGGCGATCCCTTAGACAGCGTGTATCTGGCTGACTTCCGTAAGGTCGAAGCCAAACTCAAGGAGAAGAACACATGAAGACGCAAAACTGCGATCAATGCAAACACGCCACCATGAGAGCGCAACCCAAGCCAACGCTGATTTGCGCCATGCTGCATAAGCCCCGTTTTTATGCGCCCGTGTACGTCATGCGGGAAACATGGGGCTGGAAGCGCAAGTGCGAAGATTTTTTGGAGAAGAACACATGAACCAACCATGGTACATCCGATTGGGCTGGTGGCTTTGCGAAAAGTTTGGACACCCATTGCCACGCAAAGGCTGGATTTATGAAGGTCAATACCACCGCGACTGCCGACTGTGCGGACGTATCGTGAGTGAGCCGTTACATGAGAAGAGCGAAACACAGCGACAGCACGTAACGGACGGATCACCTTGTTGGTGCGAACCGGAAACCAGATACACAGACCCTGAAACTGGCGCGTCTGTGATTGTCCATCGGGAGCCACAATGACAACACCAGAGCAACTGATGACGCAAGAGGAACTTGCATTCCGTTGGAAGATTAGCGAAGCAACATTAGAGCGAGATAGATCGCTCAAGCAAGGATGCCGTTACATGAAGCTGGGTGGCCTGATCCGCTACCGCCTTCAGGATGTCTTGGATTACGAGAATACCTGCACGCATGAGCCGAAAGCCAAACTCAAGGAAAAAAAGCTAAACATCGGAGTGCTTGGAATGTCCGTAAATGTTCCAGTTACACCACCCGCACCACGGCAAGAAGCGAAGGATGAGCCTGTGGCGTGGTGGATACCAAAGCATAAAGCCCCCGACATGGTTAGCAAGGTGCGATGGAGTGATGAATGTGAGCCTCTCTACGCCACCCCACCACAGCGCACATGGGTTGGGCTGACGGATGGTGAAGTAGACAAGATGATTCTTCTCATGGGTTTTCCACCTGATTGGATAACAGAGAATGCCATTGTTAAAAATATTGTTCGTAATTTGGAAGCCAAACTCAAGGAGAAGAACACATGATTCTGAACCAAGGAAAACTAGCAGGCGGTTTGGCTGATGAACTGATTGAAGTCGTTCGCAAGTATGACGAAACGCTTTACATGTCTACCGTGATAGGCGTATTGGAGCTGGTCAAGCAACAACTGATACAAGAAAACGTGGAGAGCGACGATGACTAAGGACGAAGCACTACGCATTGCATTGGATGCGTTTGGAGAAATTGCATGGAGTAACGAAACACGATGGCAATCAAACAGAGCCAAGGTTGCCATCACCGCCATTGAAGCCGCAAGAGAACAGCCGCAAGAGAAGTACACATACGGCACGCCACTGCTAGACGCCATGGTCGGTTGCCCACCCTGCAACAACCACTGCAACCAAGGCAGAACCTGCCCAAGCAGGGAAACCCGCGAAACCGCAACGCCCAGCTTGGACAAAGAGTTCGACACCGCTTATGCCGAATACAAAGCTAACTTCTTTGACATTGGTCTTTACGCGGGAAAACACATAGGCAAAGAGATCCAACACCAAATAGACCCACCAAACCCCACACGCAACGAAGTATTGGAGGAGGTGGCCAAGCAGTTTGACAAGATGCCCTTTGGCGATACGGCCGCATCGTTTGCAAGATATGTAAGGGATATGAAGACATGAGTGGATTCGTTAAACAGCAACTTGATATTGGTAGTCAACAACCACTACACAAATACAAGTTATGTAACAAGTGTGAAGAGATGAAGCCCCCGGAAGGAGGTATACAGATGAGCCCTAACAAGTGGTACTGCGCCCTTTGTTGGACGCACCGTGCAACACGACCTAACCTAAGAGGAGCGAAGTGATAACCATGCAAGAGTATTTAGAAAAGCGTATTGCCTATTTGCGCAAGGCGTACCGCGACACAGGGCTGAGTGAGTACCTGATTCGTTCGCGTGAGTGCCTACAACTATTAACCAAACTGAAAGAAATGGATGAAGAAAATGTTGACTAAAAAAGAATTAGCCAAGTTGCATGAAGGTCTCAACGGCACAACTGCTGACGACTTACAGGTTAGCGGGTCACACTACAAGGACATGCCTGTACAACCATGGGCGGTCATGGAATCAGTGTTGACTCACGAAGAGTTCATAGGGTTCTTGAAGGGTAACATCATCAAGTACAGCCTACGCGCAGGGCGCAAGGACGGAAGCGATGATGCAGGTAAGGCTCGCCACTACATGCAGAAGTTGGAAGAGATTCAACACGCATACTGATAACACAACAGGAGAACGAAGATGATAAGCAATGAGGACTTGAACGAAGCCACTGCGGTACTGCGCGGTGCGTGGAGACAAACAACTGAACACAAGGGCGGCTACTGCGCCGTGTGTGATAGATGGGGCAAGATCAATACCCTACCGCTGACCGGAAGCATGGTCAAGGCGCTGATGTGGCTACACAATGAACACGCCGCATCGGGTGAGATGTGGATTAACGTGCCCGAACGCGCGCCCCGCTACGTCATGCGCTCTTATGCTATCTCAACTCTCAAGCATTGGGGCTTGGTGGCACAGAGATACGCACCGCCTCCGACCAAGGAAGAAGTGAAGGCGGGAGCCCCGCGCAAGACTAAGACGTCAGGCATGTGGCAGATCACAGCCCACGGTATTGCGTTCTTGAACGAGGCAGTGAAGGTGCCTAAGAAGTTGTTTATCTATAACGACACACGCATGGGTGCAACGGATGACCTCGTTACCGCACGCGAGTGCTTTGAAGAAGAGTTTGATTACGACGCGCTGATGTCAAGCACATACGCATACCAAAACGGCGAACACCAAGACGATGGAGAAGAAGATGAACTTAATCACGATTGACTTTGAAACTTATTACGACAGGGAGTTCTCTCTGTCAAAGATCACGACTGAGGAATATGTACGCAGTGACATGTTTGAAGTCATTGGCGTTGGCGTAAAAGTCAACAACGAAGAAACTGTATGGGCAAGTGGTACACATGAACAACTCAAGACGTGGTTACAGACTGGATTCAACTGGGCAGACTCTATGGTCTTGGCTCATAACACGCTGTTTGATGGCGCTATTTTGGGTTGGCGCTTTGGTATTTATCCCCGTGTTTGGCTTGATACTCTGTGCATGGGGCGTGCTCTACACGGCGTGGAAGTTGGCGGTTCGCTTAAAGCACTGGCTGAACGATACAAGTTGGGCGAGAAAGGCACGGAGGTTCTAAACGCGCTTGGCAAACACCGCGCCGACTTCACCGAAGAAGAACTGTCCCGCTATGGTGACTACTGCATCAACGACGTGGAGTTGACGTACGCGCTGTTTAACAAGATGGCACGTAAGTTCCCCAAGCAAGAACTCAAGATCATTGACCTGACCTTGCGCATGTTCATCGAGCCCCGCCTTGAGTTAGACCTTGACATGCTTGAGCAACACTTGGCCGATACCAAGGCACGTAAAGAGAAGTTACTGGAGAGTGGTGGGGTGGACAAGGCTGAACTCATGTCCAATGAGAAGTTTGCAGAACAACTCAAATCGTTTGGTGTTGAGCCCCCCGTGAAGGTGAGCGCGAAGACTGGCAAGCAAGCGTGGGCGTTCGCTAAAACAGACGAGGAGTTCAAGGCGTTGGCCGAGCATCCTGACGAGAGAGTGCAAGCGTTGGTGGCCGCACGTCTTGGCACAAAAAGTACGCTAGAAGAAACACGCACACAGCGGTTCATCGACATCGCCAAGCGTGGCTCGTTGCCCGTGCCCATCCGATACTACGCCGCGCACACTGGCCGGTTCGGTGGTGATGACAAGATCAACATGCAGAACTTGCCTAGCCGTGGACAGAACGGTGGCAAGCTGAAGAAGGCGATCATTGCACCCGAGGGCTACACAATCATTGACGCTGACTCTGCACAGATCGAGGCGCGGGTGTTGGCTTGGCTTGCGGGGCAAGAGGACTTAGTCACAGCGTTCGCTGAAGGTAAAGACGTTTACAAGAAGATGGCGTCAGCCATCTACGGCAAGCCTGAGTTCGAGATTGGTAAGGACGAGCGATTCGTGGGTAAGACTACGATTCTTGGTGCAGGGTACGGCATGGGTGCGGTCAAGTTCCAAGCCCAACTCAAAACCATGGGTGCCGAGGTGGAGTTAGAAGAGTCCCGCCGCATCATTGATATTTATCGCAGGACAAACGACGCCGTGGTGCGCCTGTGGCGTCAGGCTCAGAACGCACTGGTGAACTTGTCAAGGGGAGATTCCGCACCGCTTGGCCGGGCTGGTGTACTTGAGTTAGTACCTGCTGAGTGTGCAATCCGTCTGCCTAGTGGCCTGCTCATGCGCTACGATGACCTACGCTATACCGAGACCGACAAGGGAGTGGAGTTTCACTACCAAACCCGTAAAGGTCGCACCCGTATTTATGGCGGTAAGGTGATTGAGAACGTGTGCCAAGCCATCGCAAGGTGTATTATTGCGGAGCAGATGTTGCGTATTGGTAAGCGATACAAAGTTGTGCTGACAGTTCATGACGCGATCGCCATTGTCGTACGTAATGCTGAGGTCGAGGAAGCCAAGTTGTATGTGGAAGATTGCATGCGTTGGGTGCCTCAGTGGGCCACGGGCCTGCCCGTCAATTGTGAGTCAGGCTATGGCAAATCATACGGAGATTGCTGATGACACAAGATGAAATCATTGAGATGGTACTAAAAGCGCATAATCCGCCAACTACAACTAGGTGGTGGGATATGGATGTTATAGCGCTTGAAGCCTTTGCCAAGCTAGTAGCACAGCATGAGCGTG